GCCGACTGCCACCCTGCCGTTGAGCTGTTCGCCAGCGATTGCAGGTTGGTCACGGTCATCGCCGTGTAGGTGCCATAAACTACATTGCGGGTTGCCATTGCTTACCACCCCATCGCTTGCTGTACGTTCACATCGGTCAGGAACCCCTCGCAGCTATCGGCCATCGTCGCCGGAGACGCGGTGCTGCCGGTGCCGGTCGTAAATAGCGCCTCCCCCTTGAGTGCCGTGCGCTTGCAGTGCGTGTAGATCTGATCGCGCACCGCGAGATCGGCGGCCGTGCCGACCCAGCAGGCGTCGATCCCGGCGCGCACGTTCGCCTTGGCTGCGTTGAAGGCGCCGAGCTTCGTCATCCAGTCCCAAATGCGGCTCTTACCCACGCTCAAATTGTCCACGCGGGTCCAATCCATGCCGTTACGCATGATCTCGTCGGCGCTCACGTCGGTTTTCCAGACGATGAACGCGGGCGACGACGCCACGTTGTAGTAGTTGCAGATCAGCGTCGCATCGTGGTTCGAGCGCATCGTCGCCAGCGCCGCGTCCGCGTTGATCGCTGCGGCAAGCGTTGTGAGTTGCGCGGAGGTCAGTTGCATCGCTTACTCCCAGTGTCTATAAAAGTCGGCCACCATTTTAGGCGGGCAGAGCGACGTAGGTTAAAGAGCTGCAGGAAACGGTGTCGGCCGCAGCAATCGTCAATCCATTACTCATGTCGATGTCCGATCCGCTCGCCGCCACCGCGAAGTGAATCGCGATCACGTCGCCCGAGGTTTGCAGCGTGGCATACGCAACCGCGCTGCCGTTGCCGGCCGCGTTGGTGTCCGACGCAATCGCCCCGGCGTCAGCCCGCCCCGCGACCACCGCGCCCGAGGCGCCGAACGCGGGTGTGGCCATCGTCAGCGTCGCCGCGGCGGCGCCAGGCGAGGCCACGCTCGACGGCGAAATGCGAAAGACCAGTTTGCTGCCGGCGCCGTCGAGTTGATCGACGACGGCATTGGTCGCGGCGTTGCGCGATGCAGCGGAATGTGTGACGGCCATAGCCTATTGCTCCTTGTCTTTCGCCGTGTCGGCGTCTATCACGGTCGCGCCCAGCGCCCGCGCCTGTTCTTCCGTTGCCGCAGCGACCATGTCGAAATGCTCGGTCGCCCCGGTCGCCTTGCGCACGATCGTCATGGTGAACCGCAGTTCGCCGCCAGCGCCCGCGAGGTCGCTCATGTCGGCGTCACGTCGACAGTGCCGGTCTGTTCGTCAGTCGCCACAACGCCAAGCCAATACTTGCAGTCCTGCATCGCCCCGCCGATGGCATGCGCCTGGATTTGCATCTGATCGAATTGCGCCTGCAATTCCGCCAATCGGCGCTCGATTGCTTCGCGCGTGACGTTCATCAGGCAGCGATCGCCACCGTGTCATACAGCGGGATGTAGCGCGTTCCGTCAGGCGTCTTGACGCGCAGGCACTGCTTCGGCCGCTCGGTTGCCCCGGTCGTCGCATTGGCCAGCATCTTGCCGGTGTTCTTGGTCACCCCGACCAAACTGAACAGGAAGCCGCTGGTATCGAACGCGCCCGCGGCGGCTCCGTAGACGCTCAAGTACAGCAAGGACGTTTCCGTTCCTGTGACCGCGTTGGCGGGCATCCCCAGCTCGACCTCGAGGCCGGCGTAGGTGCCTTGCGTGCAGCCCGCCGATAGCACGGTCTCCGAAACGACGCCCGCCGCAAGTCCAGTCACCCGGCCGCTCGCGCCGAAGTTGATGATGCCGTACAGGCCGTTGGCGTAGGAGCCGAGCGCGACGTTGGACGTGAGATCGAATTTGCCGGCCCAGCCGACAGCACCGGCCCCGGTACGGGTGTCGGTCACGGTTAGCGTGCAGGTTTCCGACGCGGTCGAATCCGTCGTCGCCCAATTCAGGCTCTCGGCCGCGTCCAGCACCAGGCCCTTGCTCGCCGCGGTGGTGCCCGGGGTGATGCCGGTCAAATAGGCGGATGTCGTCGAGTCGATTTCGGCCAGCGTGTCGAGTTCCGGCGTATCGGCGACCGCATACCGGAGCGTGACGAACGAGGCCACCAACCCGGGCGGCACCCGCACCAAGCCGTCGCGCACATGGTAGGTGAGGCCATCGCCGCCAACCACGCTCCCGGTTTGCGTCGGCGCAAACATGAGGACATTGTTCGCCATGTCATTTCTCCTGGTTAGCAACAATTGGGTTTGGGTGCCGCTGGTGATCGTATGCCCGCTCGACCTCCGCAGCGCTCGGCAGCGATTCGCGTGGCACAAGATCCACCGCCATCCGTTCACCGTCTCGCCGCAGGGTCACGTCGAGCGTGTCGTAGCCGTACAGACGTTCGGCCTCAGTTTGCATTGCGTCCATCAGGCTCGATTCCTTCGGGATGCGGATCTCGACGCCCTTTTCCGAAGCGATGCCGAGCCAGAATTCTAGACAAGCGCGGCCTTTTTCGGCGTGATGCGCGTTCGGGTAGGTGAAATCGCAGCCGAATAAGCTGATCCGCTTCACTCCGAGCAGCAGGGCGTAGGCCACAGCGTAGGCGGCCGTGCCGTTGAAGTACGGGTGATGAAATTTGTTGATGCATTCCTCCAGCGGAAACGCGACCAGCCCCGGATAATCGGGATGCTCGCGGCTGGTGATGATCGGCCCCGGGTGAATCTTCAGGAACTCAAGCATCCGGGCGATATTCGATTCCGGCGCCGCTTTGGCGCGTATCTCTTGGATGCGCACGTCATCCATGTGGAACACCCGATCGCACAGTACAACCCCGGCGACCGCGTTGATGCCCCAGACCTCGTCGCAATAGGCGTGCTTGCCGCCCAGGCGTTTTGCTAGGTCGACGTAGCGCTCAAGCGACGGCCCGAGGCCAAGGATCGCGACGTGCGCCGGCGGCGGAAAGTCATCGCCCGGCGCGGGCTCGCGCTCCGCTTTTGGTTCGGCCGCCACTGCCGGCGAGGTCATAGCGCTGGCGTCCCCGGCGGGCGCGGATACCGATCGTTCGGCGGCGTCCCGTTTCGCAACCACGATCAGCGTCCTGCCTTCAACATTTGACTCGACCTCCGACTCAGGCCCTTCCTGTCCGAACCATTCGACCGGAATCCAGCCGCATTCGAGAAGCAGGGCGGAAAACTCCGCCTTGGTGTAGTGGCGAAAGTGATAAGCGAATCCGTCTCCGTAGGGAAGCAAGTATTCGTTCGGCACGCTGGCGAGCAGCAACGGCGCCGTATCGCGCAGTCGCCGCAGCATCGGCCGCGGGTCTTCGATGTGTTCGATGACCTCAAAGGCCACCGCCGCATCCATCTTGCCAATCGATGCCGGAAGCGCGTTGACATCCGCCTTGGCAAAACTCGCCAATTCGTGCCCGTAGAACTGCCGGGCGTAGCGGATGGCCTCGTCCGAGTCGTCGATGCCGACGACGTTATGCCACGATTCTGCCAACAGGCGCGTACCGTAGCCGACCCCGCAAGCTACGTCGACGACACGGCAACCCTTGCGGAGTCGCCGTGCCGCCCACTCGTAGCGCGCGACGTGGTCGCGCCGAATTCCCTCGCGGGTCGGCGCGACCTGGCGTTCGCCGGTGATGACCATCGCTTACGGATTCGCCGTCGGGGCCGAACTCGGGTTGTGCATCACCGCGGTAACGCTGACCAGCGTCGCGAAGGTGACGGTCGTCGACGCGATACCGCAGGACACGTAACGCTTCGCCCCACGGTAGCCGACCCGGGTAGCAACAAATTTGCCCGTCCCCGAGGTGCGCGAGCTCGCTTGCGCCGGCAACGCGGCGAGCACCTCGGTGCCGATCAGATCGGCATTGGCGACGCTGGTCATGGTGCCCGTAACGTCGCCTTCCTTGACCACCGGAACAATGGTGGCGTTGGTGCTGGTGACCGAGCCGTAGGCGATGATGAACTCGACGCCGCCGTAGCCTTGCCGGTCGACCGGCTTGGCCGCGAGGCCGGTGCCGGTGGTCAGCGCCACCGGGCCGAGGGTCCGCAGGGCGCGGGAATTGCTGTGCAGATCATGCATGTGTGTCTCCTGAGAGGGGGTTGATCTGGGATCAGCTCGTGTGCGACTTGAGCAGTTTGAGCGCCTCGAAGTTGTAGACCCCGCCGCCGAACCGACGCCGGAAGTTGAACTTCGTGGTGCCCTTGGCCGTGATGTTGTCGCGGATGAGCGTGGTTCCGGTGCGATTGACGATCAAGTACGCGCGGTCCCAATTGCCGAAGGCGACCGGATAGGCCGACGACGCGAGCGCCGCCATGTTGTCGTCGACCGCCACCGGGAAGCCGAGCAGCCGGCCACCGAAGTCCTGCGTCGTGTCCGGCTGCCAGAGGTAATAGCTGCCGCTGGCGTCCTTCATCTGACGGACGACGCCGAGCGTGGTGTCGTTCATCAAAAACGCGGCGCCGGGCCGATACTGCGGCTTAAGCGCGTGGACCAGATCGATCAGGTCGTCGGACGGAGCGACGGACGCGAACGCCGCCGCCTTCCCGGTGATGATGAAGCCGACCTTGTTCCAAGCGTAGCTGGCGTTGGCGATGTTGGTGTACGCGGTGATGCCGCGCGCCTTACCGACGCCGTTACCGCTGATGTATTCCACCGCCGCGCCTTCGGCGAAACCGATTGCGGCTTCGTTGGCGAGGTCCGACGCGAGGTCGATGTCGGCGTCCTCGAGCGTTTCGTTGTACACCCACGGCTCCACTTCGGCCGGATGGACGACGACCTCGATCATCGCGTACTTCGGCTCGGTGGTCTCGCCCGCCGTCGCGCCTTCGGCCACGCGGCTCATTGCCATGCCGGAGGTCTTGACCCGCTTCTTGTAGCTGCGGGTGCCGATGGTGACAGTACGCGCCAGGCGCGACATCGCGCTGATGGTGGGCACGATGCGGTCGATCGCCGCGTCCATCTCGGTCGGGATCAGGTAGCCGCCATCCGGGTCGGACGTTGAGTTCATCGCCTTGCGCTCCAGCGCGCCGAGGCCATCGGTCTGGCCCTTGCGCATGAACGTGTCGAAGGCCGCCTTGTGCTCGCGCGCTTCCGTCGACCCGCCCTTGCCGCCACCCGACAGGTCGGGGCGCTGCCCCGCCGCCAGCGCCGCGGTCACGTCCTTCGACAGCCGCGTGAGTTCGGCGTTGATGGTGGCGACCTTCTCCACCGTATCCGCCGGCGCGTAGCCCTTCGCCTCGATGGCGGCGAGCCGTGCGTCGTTGGTCCGCTTGAATTCCTCCCACGCGGTACCCTGCGCGTCGATGAGGTCTTTGACTTCCTTGAAATCCGCCATGTCGGCTCCTTGAGTGATGTTTGTGGCCTAACGCACGAAGGCCGGGCTGCGCCGTAGCGCGTCGACAATTTCCTGCATCGCCCCATCAGCATCCCGCTGCCCGAGCCGCGATAGACGCGCAATGAGCGCCTTCGCCTCCTGCCGCGAAAGATTACCGGCATCCCGCAGGTAGTCCTCCGCTTCCCGCAACGTCGTCAAATCCTCGATCGCCTTGACCGCCCCGACCATCGCCTTGGCGTTGGCCGGAAAGGTCACCGGGCTGATCTCGATCAAATCCAACCGCTTGAGGCGCCGCCGCGGCTCCTCCGGCTTGCTGCGCGGCACCGCTTCCTTGGTGATGTAGCCGATCGACAGGCCGTTCAACGCCGGGCGCGGTTTCATGCCCATGAGCGTATGCACGTCGCGCCCGCGCTGCGTATCGGCGAGCGTGCCCTCGACCTTGAGCCCAACCCCGTCCTCGGCCAGCGAGTCCCATACGCCGACCGGAGTCATGTCTTCGCTGGTCAGGCCGAATCCGCCATGCTGCGAAAGCATTGATGGCCACGGCATCCGG